TCATCCGGCCCAACTTTAGCCCCCGTCCACTCCACCTTCATCTCACTAAGACGGTAACGGCGACCAGACCGATCAGATATTCCCCAAGCATTTTTACCGCTAGCGTATGCCATTACACCCTCAAGTAACTCAAACTAGGTTGCAACTTTAAAGGAGTTCGACCTTGATCTTCGTCCGCCGCGCGTTGAAACTCTTCTTCATATACCGTCTTCAACAACTGCACACGTTCTGGAGCACGTTTCATCGCCATATAATAGGCTAGGCCCGCAACCATGCAGGGGAAAAAACGGAAAGGCATGTCGGTCGTGTCAACCAAAGAGTCCGCATCCTCTATCCTGCGAACATAATAATAGATCAATTGATCTGTGGAGTTCTCCGGAACAGCCCATAGATTGATTACAGGATCAATCTGCCGATTCAGCCAGTACTGACTGGTACGTCCCTGTGTCGTCTTATTTGGAAGAGTTGCATACTCACCACGGCTGATACGCTCCACTTCGAAATCTGTGCCATCTCGGCGAACCACAACNTCAAGAAGATCTACCACATCAGAAAGCAAAGCCTCCTGTGCTTGACCTTGAGTAAGGGTNATGGTGCCCTGCTTAACTGTCCAAAGGTTAAGCCCCCGGTTAGCCCATTCAGCAAACATCAAGTTCAAGGACCTACGAGCAGTGCGAGCGTCATAGCCCGTGCGGACCTCCAGTCCACACCGCTCATACGCTTCTTCAATAACCTCTCCTACATCGAGGTTGAAATCCCTTGAACCTGAAGTTGCCATCAGCTGTTTCCTTTAAACGATCCACCGCGGCCTGCCATTACGCAGCCGCCAGCATTGTAACCTTTGACCTTGCCACCGTACTTGTAGCCTTTTTTAATCATACCGCCGCCCATGTAACCGTCCAACATGCCGCCATTCTTTTTCTCAATAACGCCGCGACCAATCAGAACATCTTTCTTAGTCACTTTGCCGTCGCCACTTAGATCCTTCATAACATACTCCTCAAGGTTATCAAAACACTCTTACCAAGCCGCCATCAGCCTTCCAGTTGATGCGCTTAGATGATTTCTTCTTCTTCGATGCGGAGGTACACTGCGCCATCGTAGGTCGGCAAGCAGGGTAACCTTTACGTTTCTCACCCTTCTGGCGTCCACAAGGTTTGCCTGTCTTACAGTCAACCCAACCCTTCCCGTTGTTCTGGGAAAACCATTTACGCAGTGAGTTGTCCTTCTTCGCCATCAGTAGTTATTCGTCTCTTTCCGACGCCCCTCTGTAACTTCGCCGCAGCCGTAAGCAATGAAGCCGCCGTCTTTTAGTTTCTTCTTCACAGGGCGTTTGCGTTTCTTAGAAGATTCGCCCCAATTTGCGGCTCCCACTTTTCGGCACTTGGCTACCGCTCCGCTTGCGTATGCGCTGGGCCATACCTTGTACCGAGCTTTCACCTTCTTGGCGCAGGCGTCGAGCTTTTTCTTTTTCTCTGCCATTACTGAGTCCCTCTGGAGGTTTGGTAATTTGAAAAGGTATTTGTCCACGACTTATCAAGAGAAGCCTGCCTTTCTGTCAGTGTGGTCACAGCTTGAACCAAGTGGTCCATTTTGACATTCATAACCTCGGTGCGTTTGTCCACCGTGATGAGAGTGCTCACCATCCAAATAAGCCCTGCTGAAGCAAGAGTTAAGAAGGTTCCGACCAACATTAGTTGCACATTCTTGTCCAAGTCTATCACCACATCTTACAAGACCAGTAACGGGCCGACAGCTTATCTAACTTCTTTGTATCACATCCATGACGAGCCCTAAACGACTTCCGCCGTTTGGGGCTACTTTTTTTAATAGTCATGTTTGCATCGCCGAACCGGATAATCTTTTCTTTGCCTTTATCGCAAGCCTTGACAACAGACTTCTTCCCGCCAGAAATCTGGCGTTTAGGTTTGTTACACTTCATCTTTGACTTGTCGATCTTAGCCATGCGGTTTTCCTACGCTAGGAGAAACGTAAGTTCGGTCCCCGCGCCCGTAAGCGCAGAAATGTAGACCCCAGAAGTAAACAACATTCCATTTTCAGGAATGTATATCTCGTTCATACCTGTGGGAAACTTCTGCGTTAACATCGTTGCTCCCCCGTTACCATTGGTAAGAGTAAACGAGCCTGCCGCAGTCGCGTATATGTTTACGGCCTGAAGTCTAGATCTAGACGGCCCTATAAGAGCCGCTGCGGAACCTTGCGCGTGACTATACGCTGTTATGTCTGAGCCTGCCATTGAACTCTCCTATTAGCTGAGTGCAGCGCCAACAGCAGTTACCCAAGCCGCGCCTGTGTTGATGACAACACAATACTCGTTGTTGCCCGCGCCATTGTCACTAACAATGTAGACGGTGCCTGTGGCAACGGAAGCAAATGCGGGGAGGTTAGCAGTCGTAACTACGGGGATTTGGAAACCGTTATTGGAACGAACGGGTCCGGAAAAAGTTGATAGAGCCATGTGAATCTCCTGTCGTGGCTAAAGTCAGCCGCACCATGCGACTGTCAGGGATGCTTATACGATACAGAAGAATAAAACAAAAAGAAAGGGGCAACCGAAGTTGCCCCCAAGATACAAGCTGTATCTATTCTTAGGCTGCGCCTGGTGAACCAAACACCGCACGAGGATCGCTAAAGCCGAAGCTATAACGCTCACGCGCTTTGAAGCGCATGTTACCTGTGTCGAAATCAGATTCCATGTTAGTGGACATTGGAGTCCGCTCAAAGTGGACGAAACCACGAGGTGCGTCTGTCTTGATAAAGAACGCATCTGGATCTGTAAGGAAGTCGTTGACGGCATAGCCTTCAGGCAACATTCCCATAGAACGGATTGCGTTTGTATCGTTGTCCGCTGTACCAACACGCAAGTTGGAAACCATCAAACGCTCTGCAACGAATTGCAGCTGACGTGGAAGGACCAGCTTCATGCCGCGTAATGCGACTTTAAGACCACGCTCGTCAACAAAACCTGCGATGTTGATCAAAGCATCTTCAAGAGATGTTTCGTTCAAATCTGCAGCTACTGCTGGTTCGTTGGCAAACGTACCACCGGAAGTAAGTGGGTGGTTAGTTGCACACAAAGCAACTCCGTCACCGCCAGCAGATGCGCCAGCCGTAAAGGCATTGTTAAGAACTGCAGCAGCCTTAACTTGCTTTGAGTGTGCCATTGAACGAGCCAACGCACGAGTGTAACGCGAACCAAGACGATCATAGAGATTGTCTTCGATAGCTTCCTCAGTGATTGAGAATGCCAGCGCCACTGTTTCGTGGTTGTAACGAGCAGTGTATGCTTCGTTAGCGTCGTCAAAGTTAATTGCACCACCTTCCGATTTGGTCGGTGCTGCGCCGAAACCAGACAACATAACTTCTTCTTCGAATGCTCGATCAGAAGACTCTGTTGTAAAGATCTCTGCGTGTTGGTTTTCGTACCGAGAGTACTCCATACCAAACAGCGCGTTGAGGCCTGGTTCTAGCTCTTTCGCTAGTTGTGCGCGTGAAATAGCCATTTGTTAGACCTCCTTATACGCCTGTGTTCGATACTGTACCAGCAACAATAGCACCGTTTCCGGAGTTAAAGCTGTTGTTCAGTCGAACGATGAGTGGGATACCAGCCGCTGTGTAGTCTTGGTTTTCAGGGTCGTCCTGAATACCGACAATGCGCAGTTGAAGCGCAGCGGTGGCGGCGATTGTGGCGACACCCAACGTCGCAGAAGAAATACCAGTGGAAGAAACGCCACTTGTACCAGCTGCGAAGTTCGCATTAGCAAACACATGACCGCGAGCAGTAGCTTCGCTTGTGAGCGATGCACTGGATGCGATTACAAATGTTTGATTTGGGTTGTCGTAGACAAAGGCTTTGATGGGATGATTAGTATCCGCACCAGAACCCGGCCATGAGTTCGAGAAAATCTTTTCACCAGTAGTAGACGAAACGTATTCACATCCCCAGAAAACACCAAGAAGACCTACAGTGCCCCCTGCAGCCGCGCCAACAATGTCAATAAAGCCAGTTGAAAGCGGGATAACAGGAGAACCTTGATAGATCGCGTTAGAGTTTCCGGATGCGATACGATATTCGGTTGTACCAGTGGTGTTTGCGCCAGAACCCTGGACGCCTACCGGACGTAGTCCGAATGCACCGTTAGTATTTGCCATCGTAGCAATCCTTTTTCAATTACTCGGAGTCGCGACCGCGACCACCGAAAGTTACACGACTTTGCCGATTGTTCTGAATCGGCATTGAAGGATGTTGTTCCTTCATCAGGTCCTGATCTACAGCAGTCATCTGTTCGCGGGTTCTGCCCCCGTAATATGCAGTTCGTTCTGCTACTGTTTCTTCAGGTATACGGCACAGCATCAGTCCACCTTGTCCGATAATGCCTTCATAACGACCATCATCGATAGTCGGCGCTTCGTAGTTTGGATACTCATCCTTACGGACAGGCTCCCATCCTTCGCGAAGTTTCGCATTAACATTCATCTTGTCTTCTTCGCCGCGCATTGCGACTCGAATCCATCGATGCACAAACCCATCAGGTGCGGGCGGTGCGGAAAGGTGACTGGGCGGTGCCCATGGTTTTCTGCGCGTTTCTGTATCGCGGGTTGCGCTCTCGCGCGGTTTTCTGTCAGCCATGTTATTACTCCTTCACATACTTGGCGTATTCTTCAAGAGGTACGCCTAGCTTCTTAGCAATCGCTACTTGTGAATGCGTCAGCTTGACCGACCTGCGCCCTGATTTCGTGCTGCGGGATGCGGAGTTACCAGCAGAAGCGACCTGACTTCCTCCACCCGATTTCTTAGCCGTCTGAAATTTATGCGGAAACTCCGCACGAATACGACGATCAACCTCAGTATAGTACTCATCGCTGCTTGGGTCAAACCCTTCGTCCTCGGTGAGTTGACTATGCAATGCAAACGCGGCTGCGGTCATGATCTTGTCCTGACCAAACCACTCGTTCTTAGTGGCCCAATCTTGAGCACGAGGGTCTGCCTTCTGCTGTTGCTGCGGAGCAGGCTGCGATTGTGCCGCCTGCTGATCTTCTTGCCGCTGAACCTGAACCTTTGCGTTCTGTTCCGCCCGAGCTTTTGCCGTGTTATACCGCTGAGTTTCTATAGCGATATTCGACAAAGCCTGTTGCGCCTCCAACATCTTGTCTGTGTCACCCGCCTCATATGCTTCTTTATACACACGCTTGGCAGTGTCCGTTTGAGATTCGATGCGGGAGCCATACTCGCTCAGATACCCTGTATCCAAGGCCTGTACCCGACTTTTTAACTTCTTGTTCTCTTCAAGCAACTGAGTCGAAACGCGGACAGCTTCCGATTTGTCCCGCTCCTCCTGTCTGTACTTTTCAGTGAGCTTTTTAATCCGACTCTGTACGCCCTTGCTGTACGAGTCTAACTCAGTTTCTTCCGGTTGAGCAGCAACAGGAGCTTTCTCTTCTTCCTGCTGTTCTGGCTCCTCAACCACAATATCTTGTTCTTCTTCAGACATAACCTACCTCCTATACATGCTTGATATCGTCAGGCTCTAAGAGCGTTGCGATAACCTCGTCATCGTTGATGATGCGAACTTCTCCCCCGTCGATCTTAAATCGAGATCCAGAGTACCGACCGATACATACCCACTGACCTTCTTTGCACCAAGGCTCTCCACCTGGGCCAAATTTATCAGCGTCTTTGTATGCCAATGGGCCGAGCTTCATGACATAAGCCACAACTGTAGCTACAGATTCACGATCTCGGATTTCATCAGGGATGTATAAACCACTCGCCGTCTTGGCCTTCCCTTGGTAGGGCATAACCAAAACCCGCCAGCCTGTGGGCTGCGGGAGACGTTCAAGTAGAGATTTGTCTAAAAGGGCCGGGTCTAACACCCGGTCTTTAGCGTCAACATATGCGCTTTTCAAAGGCTCAGATTCAGCTTTCGCCTCACCCTTATCTTTGTTAATTTTCTGCGCAACGTGTTCAGGAAGATATAAGGTCTTCGACATCGTCTACGTTTCTCTCCAGCAGGGCCTTGATTTCTTCTCGCGCGAAAGAGAGGCCCCGTATCTCTCCCACAGACATTTTGTACTGCTCCCAGTCCTTGACAGCACCGCTTGCAAGAGCATCGGAAATCATCTTCTCCTGCTCTTCAAGTTTCTTATACATGTACTTTGCCCAATCGACAACATCCATTACAAGTTATCCTTATATTCTCCTTGTAGGTCAGATGTAATCGGTCCACCTTCTACCCACTCGTCGCATGTGTTCTGACTACTACACACGAATTTGAGTAATTGGCAATACCCAGTGTCTCCAGACTCATCTCCTATGCACTCCTGCATAGACTCTGTCTGATTGTACATACCGCAGTTCCCGCACTCGTCATCCGTCACAGCGGCCTTGTAGTTATACTCGTACTCCGCCATGTCACGGTTTTCCATGTTCATGTCTTCGTCCTGAGTGGGAAGAGGACAAGAGTTTCCCTCCTCACTCTGCTCCATCGTATCGACAGGCATACCATCCGGAAGGATGCTGATCATAATTGTAGTCATCAGTAACACTTCCCTCGTTTGCCGCTGTCACGGACATCGCCTGGGCGAACTTCTCCGCCCATCATAAAGTTTTGAGTGTCTTCCGCACGACGCTTCGCTTCTCTGTTTCCACGGGAAACCGCGTCTGCCTCGTCGCGCTCCGTAACATAAACACCATCAGGGCTGCTGGTGCTGTCCTCTTCATCCCCATAGATAGACTTACCTAGATTCTTTGGTCGCGCTTTGGGGCGCATAGATTTCATTGGTGCAGGCATTGTTCTCTCCTATTCCATTATCTCAAAGTGAGGCGCATCGATAAATGGACGACGGCCCTGCGAACGACGTAAGTCTACATACTCGTTCATAGCTTCTTCTGCGGAACCTTCATAGGCCCCAAAATCATCGATATGCCACGCCGCGCCCCAGCGTATCTTAACGCCGCAATCTTTAGCTGCGACCTTCATGGCGTCTGCAATCTCATCATAGAGATTGAGTTCCCATCTGCCCCCATCAATATATGCCATTAAATCAACGGCATAGCCACCGAGGTGTTTACTCTTCATAGTCTGTGAAGCACCTTTTGCGACCAACGCTTCCTGCTCCTTACGGGTTCTAAGACCGCATATCACGCTGAAGTCTTGCTCGCTAATTCCAATGGCCGTGCGAACAACGGCTTGTAGAGAAGCATCAACGCCCTCAAGCCGCTCATTGCTGCGATTTCCTAGTTTATATGTCATTTCGTTAATCCTTGTTTTTTCTCGTAGCTACGAAGTCCGCCTAATCCAAGCATACCCATCATAACCGTCATTAAGCTGCCCATGTCAAATGTGGGAAGTTCTGGTATTTGAACGCCAGCAACCGTCACACCAAAAACAATGAATGGCTGCAAGACAAAGTGATAGGCAAATGCAG